TGCGTTTACGTATGGTTCAACATCAGCATCATCAATATTACCAACATATATTTTATATACACGTCTTTCTGGTGCTCTAGTTACACGATATACAAGCATAGAATCCTCAGATAAAATAAGTTGCTTCCAAATACGTCTAGCTTTTTCTAAAACTGAAGTACCATAAGGTAATCTTCTATCATCACCCAATAATCTGAAATGAGCGATTTGCCATGAATTAAATTCAATGTCTCTACCTCTCCAATAAAATTTAACTCTATCTTTATTTTCTGATTGGTCATCAGAATATTCTCTACCACTAACTAAATCATATAAACCAGCTTCTCTACGTTCCATTTCGTAGTTAGGCATTTGTTTAGTTGAAACAATACCTTGTTTATCATTAATGTTTAAATAAATAAAGTTATCACCATACTTACACGTATTTCTAGTCCACATTGGCAATGTTGTATGTAAATCAAGTCTATTGAAAAATAAATCTTCTAAAATACCCTTAACACGTTTACTGTCTGAATAAATGTTAAGAACTCGACCTCTATCATTAACCGTGGTTGATTCCTCCATCATAACATCTAACGCTGCCGCAATAGTAGGGTAAAACTCCATAGCTTCAAAATCAGCGTAAGAACCAATACGAGTTGTTTCATAATTTATAGATTGTTGGAACAACCCATTTTCAACACGTTTCCACGTACTTTGCAAATACTTGTTTTGTTGTGCTTGTAATTTCGCGGCATCGTATTCTTGTTTGTTAGTTGTTTTTAACAATTCACCACCACCCAAATTAAAACGTTGTGTTGTTTGTTTTTGTGGTGGATTATAATTTGGATTAACAACTCTGTTTAATCTCTGAAATATAGTTAAATTTTCTTTTGCCATAATATATTTTTTCTTTTATTATACTAAAATTTCTTAAAAATTAAATAGTTAAGAAACATAATCACATTCAATATAAGCTAGTCTGCTAGCCTCATTATTTATAACTATGTTATTATAAATGTAAGTATTAGTAAAATCAATACCTTGAGAGCCAGGTGAAGCTGTGCAAAAATAAGGGCTTGGTTGATTTTTATTAGTTAGTCTACCAGTATTTAGTGATTTATCATAATTGTTAGGTGATGGACACCATTTATACACATCGAACCCAGCGTTTTTTCTAATATAAGGACAACGTTGATTTTTATTTGCCATGTTTTTTTATTTTAATTTTTTAAATTATTATACCATATAATTACATTCAACATAAGCTAATCTATTAGGTTTTCCATTTATTGTTACTACATTATAAACGTAAGTACTAATAAAATCAAAACCCTGATTCCCAGGTGTTGCCGAACAAAAATAGGGTGCTACTTCTGCATTATTGTTTCTATTACTACCACCACCACCATTTGATGATTTATTATAATTAGCGGGCGGTGGGCACCAATTATAAAGTTCAAAATTAACACTTTTTTTGAACGGACCACATGCTTGTTTTCTTGCCATGATTATTTAGGTTTAGCAAATAACCACGAATACTGACTTCTAGGGTCTTGAACATTTCTATAAGCAGTATGCGTGGTGTTTATTTTTTGTACAACATTACCAGTAACTTGGTCTTTCTCTTTAACTGTTGGTGAACTTGAGACATTAGCTCCAGTTAACCAACTACTTAATATTGCTTTATTTTGTTTTTCTAGTCTTTCAAGTTTTTTAAATGAATGCTCCATTACCCACAAAGCCATGGCTAATGACATAAGCAAATCATCGTGATAACCATCCATATGGTCTGGTCTACCATTTTTATATACAAAGGTTTTCATTTCAGAAGTTAAACGACTAGAACGAATCTTAATAGCATTAGTTCTAATTTTATATTCTAAATTCGAAAGCATTGGTACACGAACATTTGTGGCGTGAAAACCTGGTATTTTATCCTTTTTTAAGTGAGTATTTAACTCTCTTTGTCTAACAGATAATATTTTACCAGTTGCATCATCATAATGCAAACGTTTATAGTTAAATTCTAATAATTTAAGAACTGTTGATACACCCATACCACCAGTAACATCGACTACGGTATAAGCCTCATACAACTCACCATATTCCTCAACAATTTGAGCTAATAAATCTGGTTGTATTTTACCTTGATATTCCATAACCTGTTCCATAGTGGTAAAATCAACTATAACAATTGTAGAACTATCTTCTCCGTCACCTCTAGATACATCGACACCCATAATATATTGGTGACCTTCTTGAGGTTCTTCCCATATCCAAATTTCATTTTCTAACCCCATAGTAATCTTTGGTTCCATTACATTGTTTTTTTCGTGAAATTCAATGTATTCTTCACTAATAACATTACCACCAGAACCAATGAAAGAAACGTCAAGTTCTTGAGCAATCATACGAGTATCATTGTTCATACCCATACACATTTCTTCATACCAACTTGATGTTGGTTTCCAACCATCAGATATTTTATTTTGATAAGATTCAAAAGTGAAATAAATCTCTTTATCAACATCATCACCCTTTGACCATCTTAAATCTTTATTATAACGTAAATCTTCATACCATTTCATTTCAACAATATTGAAATTGTTTTTCTTGGTTCTAGCTTGGTCATAAGTTTTGTAGTATAATGGGTCCATACCATTAGGTGTGGAAATAAGAGTTGCTCTACCACCCGTACCCAATGCGGTAAGTGCAGCACCGAATACCTCATTGCCATTATCAATATAGGCCGCCTCGTCCATAATAAGAAAAGTAGGTGTAAAACCACGCAATGCATCCTTAGATGTTGCAACGGCCTTTACACGACTACCATTTGGTAATTTAATCTCTTTTTTAGAATCGGTTAAGAATATTGTTTTACCATCATTCTTAGGGTTACCATAATACTCATGACCCCAAACCCATCTAGGTAATTGAGATAAAAAATCCTTAATTTTAGCCAAAAATTCAAAAGCCAATTCTTGCTTGTTTGCAATAATTAGAACAGCTTCTGGATTATCCTCATCAGCCCAACCAACTTTTATTGCCATGTATGCTGCGGTAGTGGTAGAAACCCCTGCCTGTCTAGGTTTAGTAACTAAGTTAAACCTATTTTTTTCATAGGCGCTTATAATTTCTTTTTGTCTTGGAAATAATTTAAAAGGAACAAACCCTTCTTGCGTTTTGTCGAATGTTTCCAAATAAGTCTCAATCGCATAGATTGGAGTCATGAGACATTTAGAGTATTCTTTAAATATTTCTTGTGCTGTTAGCATATATATTTCTTTTTATTATAAATATACTAATTTCATATAAAATAAATCTTTTAAAATAAATAAGGGGCTTAACAGCCCCTTTAATTAAAATAAATCATCACTTTCAAAGACATCATTGTCCTCATCAAGCTCAATATCGCTATCAAACATAATTTCATCCAATGTGTAATAATCCTTGGTTTTTTTATTATTTAATTCATTCATAGCATTATTAAATTCATCTTCTTGGAGTTCTCTTTTAATAGTGCTCATAATTTCTTTTACTATTTTTTTACCCTTGTTAGTAACAGCTAATATTTCTCTCATACAACCATTAAATTCATTTACAGGTTTTGAAGCTATTTCCATATATAACTGATGTTTTAAATGAAAATCATCAGCATCAATACAATCTGTAAATCTATCCCATAATGCTGGCCCTATTCTCATATCCCATGGCTCTGCCGATAAGAAGTCTGCTTTATCTATAACATAATCACCTAACTTTTTATCCTTAGGCAAACCATGTGCTGATAATAACTCCATAACACCCTTAACCAATTCATGAATAAGAACTGGGAATATCATAGCCTCAGCTTCAATAACAGCTTTAGGATTTTCAGATGTTGGAAATGTAACTTTAACCATACCACCACTAGTCCCATTATCCATTTTAGGTATTACATAATACATATAATCAGCCGCTGACATAACTTTAGAATATCTATTTAATAAACGAGGGTCCATATCAGTCAATTCATCATCAACCATATGAAACATATGATTTGTTTTCTTTGCGGCACCTTGAATCATAGCATTAAGAAAACGTCTTTTATAAACCTCTTCTTTTGCGTTAACCATATCATCATGATTTTCGAATTGATAATCACTAGACTTAGGTGTTGGATTCTTTTTAGTTCCTTCTAAAACAATATTAGGTGATAAAGAAGCTTTTATTTCAACAATACCTTCTGGCATATCATATTCTTCACGAATCATTTTTTCGGCCAATTCTTCTAAGGCTTTTTTGTGTTTAGATTCTAGAGCCATAGTTTCATGAACCATTGGCATCATTTCCATCATTAAAGTTGAAGTGTCTATCTCATCAACATCAAAAGCTCTCTTATAACGGTTAACAACTTCACTGAAACGCTTACCCATTATTTTTTGCTCAAAGTTATTCTCATCACCTTCAGGTATTGCTGGGTGAATACCCAATGAGTGTTTTCTTTCAGCCAATTGTTTTTCTAATTCTGGGTGCATTCTTTCTGATATATTATCACCATAAACAACACCCTCATTTAATTTGGGTTTGTTCTTATTTAGTGATTTAAACAATGCTTGTTCAGCTATTTTTCTATAATTGCTCATGTTATTTTATGTCTTTTTTCTTTATTGTTTTTACTACTCTACTTTCAACTACATGTTGTTGAGTCTCAACCTTAGCCATACTTTTTTTCTTTGGAACGCCAAATACTCTATATTCAAAGAATTTTTTAAATTCATACAACCCCATATATTTTTCACCCTCAAGCATGGTAGTAGCAGCCAATTCTGGTATTGTTTTAAATTTTTTAAATTTACCATTTTTTTCGTTTACAACAAAATGCTTATATTCACCTAAATTAAGACTCTCTGATTGTGAAGATTTATCCTCATTTTCAGTTGTTAACTTTTCCATTTCAAGCATAGGCTTAGCAACTTTGCTTTCAAATTCATCAACATGATAAATCATATTATTACCATTATCATCCATATCATCAAAACAGTAAACACCCATAACGATATTTTTTTGAGGGGTAATGCCTCTTACCATTTGATATTTTTTATCAGCAATATTAAAAGGTTGTGCTATTTGACCAGTTTCAGGATGTTTAACATTAGAAAGGTATTGTATTGTCGCTCTATCCTGAGGTTTTATAATACTTTCTGGTTGTTCTAACATAGAAGCAGCACTAACACCAGCACTTTGTGATGTAGTCGGCTCCAAATCAAATTCTAGATTTGGGTTTTGCTTTTTAAGCTTAGCCAACTCTTTTGTTTTGTTAGGGTCAGCCAACGTCTTTTTATCAACATGGATTTTAAATGTATCTTCTTCGTTAATTTTGTTTTTATTTTTTGTGTTCATGTTTACTTATATTATAATTCAATATTAGGTCTTTTTCATAAAGCTTATCTTCAACATCAGTCAAAGCCTCACCAAATTTAAAACAAATTCTTTTTTCAGGATATGTTTCATATTCATTAATATTTTCCCAAGCCATGGCTATAACACCATCAATCGCATCCCAAACAGCAAATGTATCACTCTCCTGTATTACATCCAATTTTAGTTCAGATTCAAGTCTACCAACCTTTTTTATAAAAGATTCGTGTGGTGGCTCTGGTCTACCAGAAGCTGGGTATGTGTCCCATTCTTCACCATCAATATCTTCTGTTGTATCAGAAAAAATAAACTCATAAAGATAATTACCCTTATAATCCTTACCAACATAGTTAATATATATTAAATATAAATCTTCCATTATTTTTCAGCTTTTGGGTCTGGTTGTGATTCTCTTTCAGGTAAAAAGGGCTTATTACGTCTAGACGGTTGAACCATTGGAGATTCCTTAGGTTTTGTTACGGGTTCTGATGGTAATACCAACGGTTCCTCATAATTAAATGTTTCGTTTAATTTCATTTTTAGATAATTTTTGTCAAAGATACTAAAATTTTCTAACATGTTCAAATTTTCATTAGAAGTTTTTTTACCCCACTTCTTACCCTTACCTCTTGTACCACATGCTGAAGGTGTAGGTCTACAAGCTGGATATTTAGCTCTTTCCTCACCATCTTTTCTTCCACATGTTTTACATTTTTTTCTACCAGTCTCAGGGTCTTTTCTACACGTGTTGCAATCAACCCATCCTTTTGATTTACCCTTACCACCTTGTCTTTCAAACCATCCATGAAGACCCTTACTTTTTTCTTTTGAGAAATCAGTTTTTTTAGCTTCATCTAATGAGTCTGTTTTAAATTGAACCAAATCTTCTTTATTTAAAATTTTAACTTTTATACTATCTAACCCTAAACTTAAAGCTTTTTCCAATCTATGGGTTCCATCCAACATAGCAAATATTTTTCCATTTTCATTTTTCGCAACAATAATTGGATATGATAAATCTGCCTTATTTACTCTATCTTTTGTCTTTGTAGGGTCTTCTTGTCTACCACTAAAATCATAATTTATTTTTTTAGGGTCTATATTTTCTACTGGTAAATTTTTGGCTAATTCAATAACATCACTAACTTTAAATTTTATTTTAAAATCACTACCATCTTCAAATTTTTCATTTGTGTCCCAAACACCAGCTATCTTATCTATAGATTCATAAATTTTTAATTCACCTAAATCTTCTTTTTTCTTATTAGGTTCAACAACATCAAATGAATTTATGTTTTTTGGGTTATCGTATTCTGTATTTATTTCTGGTTTTATATATCCAAATTTACCATATATACCATTTGGCTTAAATAAGTTATCACTATATTTAAAAATTCTTGGCGGTATTGTATTTTTAGTTCTAATATTCTTAGAAACACCTTGTGGTGTGTAAACAAAATCAATAATAATACCATTAATCATTGGTACTATATGGTCTTCCCATTCACTATCAGAAATATTATTTTCTTTTCTATATTCTTCACTCATTGGCATAAAAACATAATCTGCTTTTATACCATTTTTCTTTGCCCAATTCAACATATCTCTAGTAAAAAAAGAACAATTACCTAAACTATTTTGAATATCGTATTCACTGTCTTTCATATATTGATTTACAATACGACTGATTTCTCCCACATTTTCATTTATTGGTTTAGATTTAGTTTCTTCACCTCTTTGTCTTTTCTTTCTAGCATCACAATGAGCTTTTTGACTGAACCCTTTAGGGTTATTACAATCAATGCTTTTTTTATAATCGCTAGACCATTTCTCTTCAATAACTTCATTTAAAACATAACCAGAATTAATACTCCACATACCATTTTTTGGTGGCGTTGTTGGTGGTATATAATCACTATCTGGTCCTAATCTTTTAGCTAGACCTTTTTTAACTAAATCCTCCCACATATTAAAACCATCATACTTACCTGTTTCTTTGTTATATAGGAAAATAAAATCAGATGTGAACCTATCAAAATTATTTAAATTGTTTTTCAACCATTCATTAAATTCTTGATAAAAATTTCTCATTATACCCTTACCCTTATATTCTGGATATATTTCAACTTTTTGTATTTGTAAATTTTGATTTCCAGTTTCTTTGTCTTTATAAATAAAAGCAACAAATTTACCAACTTTATTATTTTCATCTAAAATTTCAATAATAAATTGATTAGCACCATCACCACCCTTTGATAGTTTTAAAGTAAAGTTATCAAATGTTGCAATATTTTTTAGTTTATTCATAAAATCGGTAACATCTTTACCATAAATAAATCTACTCAAAGTATTTAAACTTCTAGTTAAAAATGTATCTACCTCTGCTTTTGGTTCTTCTGAAGTAATAACTTCATTAACAGATTCGTTTGAACTATTACCCCAATTAGCAGCACCAACCTTACGACACTTAACAAGAGCACCAGAAGCATAGGCACTAGGCCATACATCATATCTAGACCTTACTTTGTGATAACAAGCATCTTTTTTCTTTTTCTTCTTTTTCTTTTTACCCTCTTCAATAACCTCATATATTTCATATGCATCGTCATTAAAATTGGTTTCAATAATTTCAACCATTAAATCACCATCACCCTTAATAACTCTATGATAAGCATTCTTAGGTATAAAGTATTCTTCACCAACCATAAGTTTAGTTGGTAATTGGTTATCAAATTGAACCATCCAATCGTTTTCATTTAAAGGCAAAACAATTCTGTCTTCACGGTCTCTGTGCCAAACCAATTCGCTTTCTGACACATCATGTGAAAATGTTCTCCTAATGATATTTCCGTTTTTTGATTCTTTATATGGCTTCATATTACTTTTTGTTTTTTTCTTGCCATTTATATGATACAGAATCTTCTTCTATTGGACCACCCTTAGCCCATGTTCTACATGTTCTAGCTGAGTGACACTTAAAGTGATGCATCCAACAATATCCCAATCTACCATCATCGTCTGATATTGGACCTGGCATACAATCTTCCATTCTAGGTGAAATATCAAACGCCACACAATTACCACATTTTGAGGCTTCAGCAGCATCAACGCTAGTTTTCCAATGGTCAGCTATATCTTCCCAAAAATCTGCTGGTTTATCAACATTTAATGGACCATACTGAATATATTCTTCTTTTATTGCGGCATCTCTATTTTTAGTGTTTAATTTTAAATCCTGAGTTGCTTCTGGACAATCCATTTCTGGTTTTCCGAGTACCTGTCTATTCTTTCTTTCGATTAATAGTCTTTTGTTTTTTTCTATTCTTCCCATAGTTTATAAATTTATTACCACCAAGTACCACCACCAGATAATCCTAATAGTTTAGCGTATCTTGGTAAACGACAAGCCCAGTATCCAGGCTTAGTCTTATCATTTTTAGATTTGCAGTTATGTCTGTCAGAAAATGCTTTTCTAGCCTTAGGGTCTTTTAACTTAACAGCCAAATTTCCCCCACCATCTTTAGCGCCAAAAGAAACTTTTTTAACTTTATCAGTCTTAGGGTTTCTTACGTAAACATAGAATTTTTTAGAACCACCACGTTTTGGTTTTCCTAACTCAACTTTCTTACCTTGAAATTCTGCTTCATTTATTGTTTCAGTTTCAACTTCTTCAAATATAGTGTTTAATTTAACTCTATTTTCGTTAACAACAATAAAACCATTATCATAATCATCAACAATAAATTTGTCGTTTTCATTAAGTCTAATTAACCCTTTTTGTTGTAATTGTTTAACTTCTTTTAATAAAGTTTTAAATTTTTCTGAACCATATCTAAATATTGACTCACCCAAAGCAACGTTGTTATTTAAATGATAACCTAAATCTTTAGATACGGTTACTGGTTGAACCAACTTCATTGGCTCTGACCATTTAGAATAATCCATTTCTTCATCAGAATCAACATGCAAATCACTTAATCTACCTTCAACAAAATGATATACCTCTTCAACATCATCAGCTGACGTCGCAATATGGTCTAAGGCCCATCCATGACCATCAGATAATAAATCATCAACCTTATCACAATCCATTTTTAATAATTCAGTTGCGGCATGTGCAATTGTTTTTAAATTTTGCCAAAACATATAATTGTTTGACCCTTCTCTCATTTCACTTAAATGTTTAAACTTTGCTTCTTCACTACCCTCAGGTGCAAAAATACTTAGTTTTTTTGTTTTGCCAAGCATGAAACCACCTTC